GAAGCATTAGTACATCGTAGAAGAATATTACTTTCGCCTACCGGTTCTGGTAAGTCATTGATCATTTATATCATAATGCGATATTTACTAACAAAACAAAAAAAGAAAATATTGATTATTGTTCCGACTACTTCCCTTGTTCAGCAAATGTATTCTGACTTCGAAGACTATGGACTTGACTCTGAAAAAGCAATTCACCGAATATATTCAGGTAAAGAAAAAGATACAAAACAGCCAATCGTTGTGAGTACATGGCAAAGTATATACAAACTGCCAAAGAAATGGTTTCAGCAATTTGGCGTAGTCTTTGGTGATGAAGTACATGGATTCAAATCAAAATCGCTTGTTACAATTATGGATAAAGCAACCGAGGCTGGATATCGATTTGGTACGACAGGAACTCTTGATGGAAAACTTGTTCACGAGTTAACATTGCAAGGGCATTTTGGTCCAATATATAAAGTAACGACAACGCAAAAATTGCAAGAACAAAAAACATTAGCTCCTCTTAGTATTTCCGTTTTAAAATTAATATATTCTGAAGAAGTTCGTAGAATGGCAAAGGGCCTTACGTATCAGCAAGAGCTTGATTATGTCATTACGAATGAAAAGCGAAATAACTTTATTACAAATCTAACCATCGATCAAAAAGGTAATACATTATTATTGTTTCAATTTGTTGAAAAGCATGGTAAAAAACTATTTAAGTTGATTGAAGACAAAGCAAAAGAAGGCCGCAAAGTTTATTTTGTATCAGGCGCGACTGATTCAAATGATCGTGAAACAATACGTAAAATTGTCGAGAATGAAAAAGATGCTATTATTTGTGCCTCGTTTGGCGTCTTTTCGACTGGTATTAATATTAAAAATCTACATAATGTCATCTTTACTTCACCGAGTAAAAGTCCAATACGAGTATTGCAATCAATCGGCCGCGGACTCAGAATAGCAGAAAACGGGCAAGAAACAAAACTTTATGATATTGCCGATGATTTACATTGGCGCAAAAAACAAAATTACTTACTTAAACATTCTGACGAAAGAATTAAAATATACGATCATGAGCAGTTTAAATACAAGATATATAGTATTAACATATAAAGGAAAGTATGATGTATGAGTTAAGACAGTTTATATTAGACGGGGAATTCAATGCAATCGGGGAAGTTTGCGAGGACGAGGACGAATTGTTCGTTAAGGTAAAAAATCTATTCTTAGTTGTATCACTTCCGGATATCGATATGACGCAAGACTATCCTAATTTTATTCCATACAAATTACCATTAACAAATCAAACGATTGTTTTTGTTCCTTATGTCGTTGGCGATAGTACTACATTAGAAAGAAAAATATATCGTAAATCAATTTCAATTGATGGTCCAGTCTCAGATGAAATGGCATTGTCCTACCGCGTGAATCTAACGGAATTACAAATGCAGCAAGATGATATCAAAGCTGAAATGGAGCAAGAAATGAAAGAATATCGTAAACAGAAAAGTGGAATATCATTGGATAAAGATGATAATATTGTTCCATTCTCCACCCCACCGACGAAACATTAGTGCTTGCTTTAAGGTATAACCTTATTATACCATTTTACTTAATCTATGTAAACAGTTTTCTACCAAAAAAACAAAATAATTTTTTAAATCTCTATTTACATATGCTGAAATATAGAATATAATGGTATCATTAATTAATAATACAAATGTGAAAGTAATATGACAAAAGATAAAAAGCAAAAGCCTCATTACGTAAACAATAAAGAATTCTCTCTTGCAGTTGTTGAATATGTAAAAGTTCTTCAAGAAAAAAGAAATAATAAAGAAGATTTACCTCCTGTTACAGATTATATTGCTTCATGCTTTATGAAAATAGCGGAACGTTTATCGACAGCTTCAAACTTTGCAAGATATACATATCGCGAAGAGATGGTAATGGATGGCGTAGAAAATTGTCTGAAAGCAATTGAGAATTATAATATTGAAGCTGCGACTCGATCAGGTAATCCAAATGCATTTGCTTATTTCACTCAAATTATTTATTATGCTTTCCTTCGCCGTATTGCGAAAGAAAAGAAACAACAAGATATTAAATTAAAATATATTTCTGAAGGCACCATATACGATTTTATGGATATGTCAGCCGATACTTCAGATATGAATAAAGGTGTCTCTTCCCACTTCATTGATACATTAAAAGAAAGAATCAGTAACGTCAAAACTGCTGATGAGCACTTTTCAACATACCTTAAAAAGCATAAACGTAAAAGAAGTACAGTACAAGCCGATAGTGATTTGACTAAAATATTATAATAATCTATTTACTTTTAGATAAATTTATGATATAATGCTATATTATATAATGAAAGATTAACATGGCTAAAATACCAATCCTGACCGATACTCATTGCGGAATCAGAAACTCATCTCAAGTTTTTATTGATTATCAAGAAAAATTTTATAAAGATGTCTTCTTCCCATATTGTAAAGAAAATAACGTAAAGACTATTTTGCATGGTGGTGACTATTATGACCATCGCAAATACGTTAACTTCAAAGCACAGCATTCAAATCGTAAAATGTTCCTTGAGCCATTAAGGCAAATGGGAATGCATATGGACATTATTCCAGGTAATCATGATGTATTTTATAAGAATACCAATGAGCTTTGTTCACTCAAAGAGCTGCTTGGTTTTTATACAGCTAATGTAAACATTATAATGCAGCCAACAGTCAATGATTATAATGGCCTTCATATTGCTATGCTTCCGTGGGTAAATAATTCTAATTATACCGAATCGGTTGATTTTATTAAGCAATGTAAAGCACCTTGGCTTCTTGGTCATCTTGAGCTTGACGGTTTTGAAATGATGAAAGGTGTTACAAATCAAGGCGGTATGAATGCGGCTCTCTTTCAGAGATTTGAAAGAGTACTTACTGGGCATTTTCATACCAAATCAACAAAAGGTAATATTGATTATCTTGGATCAAGTATGGAATTTACTTGGGCTGATTGCGATGATCCTAAATATTTCCATGTTATTGATACTGAAACTCGTGAGCTTGAAAAGGTTCGTAATCCTATTACTCTTTTCAAAAAAATATGGTATGATGATACAAATACGGATTATTCTAATTACGACGTATCGGTACTCGATGATCATTTCATTAAAATAATGGTACAAAATAAATCAGATCCATTTATGTTTGATAAATTTGTTGATCGTATCAATGATCGTGATATTCATGAATTAAAAGTTGCAGAAGACTTTTCTGAATTTATGGGTGAAAATGTTCAAGATGCAAAAGTGAATTTTAAAGATACTTCTGAAATACTTAACTCCTATATTGACGAAATTGATACAAGTCTCAATCGTGAAAAACTAAAACAGCTTATGAATGGCATATATATAGAGTCAATCAATAAGGATATTATATAATGATCATTTTTGAATCGATTGAATGGAAAAACTTCCTATCAACCGGTAATAATCCAACTAAAATACTTTTAAATAAAAGCGATACGACTCTTATTGTAGGCCAAAATGGTTCAGGTAAATCAACACTTCTTGATGCTCTATCATTTGGCTTATTCGGTAAACCACATCGTAATATCAATAAAAAACAATTGATCAATTCTATCAATCAAAAAAATTGTAGTGTCACAATTGAATTAAAAGTTGATAATGTAAATTACAAAATTGTACGTACAATAAAGCCGAATACTTTTGAGATTTACAAGAATGGTGATATAATCAATCAGGATTCAAAAGCTCGTGATTACCAAAAGATTTTAGAAAATAATATTCTTAAGTTTAATTACAAATCTTTTCATCAGATCATTGTACTTGGATCTTCTTCGTTTGTACCGTTTATGCAATTGCCGCAATGGCAAAGAAGAGAAATCATTGAAGATCTTTTGGACATTTCAATCTTTTCAACAATGCGTGAAATAGTAAAAGAAAATATATCTAAACTCAAAGAACAAATCAGTGCAAATGATTATGATTTTAATTTGATTAAAGAAAAAATTTATTTAAAAGAAGATCACATCAATGAAATAGAAAAACTAAATGATGAGATTATCACAAATAAAAAAGCTGAACAAGATGAAATTACTAATCAAATCGTAAAAATACAAAAGCAAATGGGCGATCAATATAATAGTATTTCAAGTAATATAGTTGACATTCAAGAAGATCTTGATAATCTTAATATCACAAAAAATAATATTATACAAGAGTCATCTGACTTAAAAAGTCAAATTAAAAATATAGTGAAAGGCGTAAAGTTTTACGAGACAAATGATCATTGCCCTACTTGTGAACAAGATATTAGCGATGAACTTAAGACTTCTCATACGATAAAAGCTAAAGAATTGGCAAAAACATTACAATCACAAATGTCTTTGATTGAAGAAAAAGAAATAGCTAATAACAAAAAAATAACAAAAGTCCAAGAAAATCTTTCTACGCTTCAAGAAACTAGATCTCAGATTAAAATGAATGAAAATTTGATTGAAAAAATGAACGAACAAATTGCAGTCATTGATAAACAAATATCAGAAATTGAAAACAAAGATTCAGATTCTTCTAAAACTAAAATAGAACTTGATAACCTCAATCAAACTCGTAAGAACATTGAAGAAGTTCGTTATGAGCTACTTGACAATCGTTTATATTTTGATGCAATATATCAATTGCTTCTTGATACTGGTATTAAAACTAAAATCATTAAGCAATATCTACCGGCTATCAATAATTTTATTAATAATTATTTACAAGTAATGGACTTCTTTATCTCCTTCAATCTTGATGAAACTTTTGACGAAGATATTCGATCACGCCATCGTGATACATTTAAATATGAATCGTTTTCGGAAGGTGAAAAAGCTCGTATCGATCTCAGTCTTCTTTTCACCTGGAGACAAATTGCAAAGATGAAAAATTCTATTTCTTGTAATCTTCTTATTCTCGATGAAACTTTTGACTCAAGTCTTGACTATGATGGCATCGATAATCTTACAAAAATATTATCAACTCTTGATAAAAATACATCGACATTTGTGATTACTCACAAAGCAGATGCTCTCGAAGGTAAGTTTAGATCAAAAATCGAATTTATAAAAGAAAGGAATTTTAGTAAAATTGCAGCATAAATCTATTTACAATCAAACAAAACTAGTATATAATGTAATGATAATATCAACAAGGAAACTATATTATGGAAATTAATCAAGAAACAATGGCAGTTCTCAAGAACTATGCTACTATCAATTCTAACTTTGTCTTCAAAGAAGGCGAATATCTCAGTACTATTGCTGAAGCAAAAAATATATTATCGGTATATAAACTTGATACCCCCTTTGGAAAAGAAGTTGGTATTTACGATATGCCTCAATTCTTATCAGCATGCGGTCTTGTAAAAAATCCTCGCTTTGAGTTTGAAGATGGTTATGTTAATATTAAAAGTGAAAGCGGTTTACAAAGTATAAAGTATTACTTCTCAGAACCAGAGCATCTTACTCATCCAAATGAAAAGCTTATTGAAAATGCTATGGATATGGAAGCTCCTCTTGTTAGTTTTGATTTAAGTCATGAAGATCTTTCAAGTCTCCGTCAAGCTGCTTCAGTTCTTGGTCATACAGATTTAATTATTACAAAGTCACCTGAGCAATCAAATATTAGTTTATCAGTGAGTGATACTGAAAACAATACAGCAAATAATTTCTCAATCGACGTATCTGGAACTACTGACCTACAAGAATTTAATTTTGTTGTTAATATTGCAAATCTTAAAATTCTTCCAGGCGAAACATATCAAGTCAATATTCTTGAAAAGTTATTTGCAAATATTACTCGTGGTGATCTCAGTTATTGGATTGCTCTTGAAAAATCTAAGTCAACATTCACAAAATAGAGGTACAAAAATGGCTAAAGACAAAGAAAAAGAAGACATCATTTATAATCTATCAAATCGTATTGCTCGATCAGCAATTGCAGTAGTTGATACTGTATCACAACGTGGTGGATTCAAAGGTGAAGAACTCAGCACGATTGGTCAATTAAGAGATCAATGCGTTCAAGTTGTTTCTATCTGCGAAGATAAAGCTCAGCAAGATTCTGAGTAATTTAAATTATTATATTATGAAAGGGCTTTTATGTCCAGTGACAAATTTCTCTATGTCGAAAAGTATCGACCACAAACTATATCCGAATGCGTTCTTCCAGATGGTATTACCAAAACTTTTGAATCAATAATCGAATCTGATGGAATGCCTAATATGCTTTTCACCGGTACTGCAGGCGTCGGTAAGACGACTGTAGCAAAGGCTTTATGTAATCAACTCGGTCTTGATTATATTATGATCAATGGTTCCGAAGAAGGTAATATTGATACTCTTCGTGGTAAAATCAAACAGTTCGCTTCAACCGTTTCTCTTATGGGTGGCTATAAAGTTGTTATACTCGACGAAGCAGATTATCTTAATCCTCAATCAACTCAGCCTGCTCTTCGTGGTTTTATCGAAGAGTTTTCTGATAATTGTCGATTCATTCTTACATGTAACTTTAAAAATCGTATTATTAAGCCGCTTCATTCAAGATGTTCTACGTTTGATTTTGCTATTCCAAATACAGAAAAACCAAAGCTTGCGCAAAGGTTCTTTCTTCGTTTGAAAGAAATCATCAAAGCCGAAGAACTTGATATTGATAATGCTGGCTGCGTTGCTCTTATTGAAAAGCATTTCCCTGATTGGCGCCGGGTTCTCAATGAATTACAAAAGATTGGTATGACTGGTTATACTGAATCCGGTCCTATCAATATGAATAACGATAACTTTGACGTATTGATGAAAGCTCTTCAAAATAAGAACTTCAAAGCAATGCGTAAATGGGTTGTTGACAATATTGATCTAGAATCACAAGTCATCTTTCGTAAAATCTATGATAATATGTCAGAACATCTGACGCCTGAATCAATTCCAGGTATTGTTATTGTACTTGCTGATTATCAGTGGAAAGATACCTTTGTTGCTGACCATGAACTCAATACCGTTGCTTGCCTTACCGAAGTAATGGGTAATGCGCAGTGGAAGTAATATGAACCCTTTCGTATATCTTAACAGCATTAATATGACTAAAGAAGATATTATGGTCGATGAAGAAGCTGAAAAGGGTTACAATGCCTATATCATCAATCGATCACTATCTTATTTCACCGATACGATCTTTCTTGCAAATGAAATGAATTTGTATCATAATCTTGATAACCGTTTACAATATGACTTTTTTATAAATAGTATAAGAAAAAGAAAACGGTTTAGTAAATTTATGAAAGCCGATACCTTTTCTAAGATTGATGTGATTAAAGCTTATTATAACTATTCTAATGATAAAGCCAGACAAGTTGTAAATTTATTCACTGATGAACAAATAGAAGTATTGAAACATAGGATGGATAAAGGTGGAACAAGATCTACAACAAAACAAAAAGTTTAATTGGACTCCAGCAGAAATGCTTGAAGTTACCCTTCACGAGCCCAACGATTTCCTTAAAATTAAAGAAACTCTTACTCGTATAGGCGTTGCATCGAAAAAAGATAATTCGTTGTATCAAAGCGTTCATATCTTGCATAAGCAAGGTCGGTATTATATAATACATTTCAAAGAACTTTTTTTGCTTGATGGTAAAATTTCAAATATAACTGAAAACGATATTGCTCGTAGAAATACAATTACTCAATTACTAAGTGATTGGGGACTGATACAAATAGTAAACCAAAAGCAAATCGATCCAGTTGCTCCTCTACGCCAGATTAAAATTATTCCATTTAAAGATAAAGACAAATGGGAACTAAAGACGAAATATAATATTGGACTAAATTAAATTATGAATAATGTGAATACGTCTTTCTTATTGAGGCCTCAGCCTGAAAAAGAAGGAGAAAAATATAATGGCCAAGGATGGGGATATCTCGATCCAAATAATGAATCAGTTTATTCTTGCTGGAAAACAATACAAAAACAAATTACTCCTCGTAATATTCTAGAGATAGGAATGTTTGCTGGTCATTCTACAGCGACAATGCTTACGCTTTGGCCAGAAGCAAATATTATATCTTACGATCCAGGTTCCTTTGCTCGTAAATCAAATAATAAATTAAGAGAACGATTTGGTTCAAGATTTGAATTTCGTCCATTCGCTATCAATGAATATCCGTATCTTCCAACTGATGTAGATCTTATGTTTATTGATGGTAGCCACAAATACGAAAAAGTAAAAACCGATATTGAATATGCTAAAAAGATAAAACCAAAATATATTCTTTTTGATAATATAGAACTTTCTGAAGTTCGTAAAGCCGTAAAAGAAGCTGGGTTTATGAATAGTGAAACAGAATCACAATATTTATTTTATACATGCGAACATAAAGGTATTTTTGCACCAGGCATTTTATTATTTTTAAAGCTATAAAACTATTTACATTTTACAATATTTAATATATAATGATACTACAAAACGTGAGGTAATATGTATACATCAATCAATCGCTATGGCAATTCCATTCTTTATCGCGGCCGTGATCTCAAAGGCAATACGGTCAAAGAAAAAGTAAAATTTCAACCTAGATTATTTCTTCGTACTGAAGAACCGTCTCAATTCAAGTCTCTATATGGTAAAAACCTAAAACCTATGGACTTCAATTCGATGCGTGACGCAAAAGAATTTTTGCAACAATACGAAGATGTTTGGGATATTCATGGTACTACAAACTATGTTCATCAATTTATTACTCGCAGATTTCCAAATGATATTCAGTTTGAAATATCGCATATTAACGTTGTTAATTTTGATATCGAAGTTGCTTCGTCAAATGGCTTCCCTCATGCCGATAAAGCAGAACATGAAGTCATCAGTATTGCTGCCCATACAAGTAATGATAACATGTATTATATTTGGGGTCTTGGTGATTATGACGAAAGTAAATGTCCGGTTGACAACTTCAGATATGTAAAATGTAAATCAGAGGCTGATCTACTTGGTAAGTTTCTCAATTGGTGGAACAATCCAAATCATACTCCTGATATTTTGACTGGTTGGAATATTGAATTCTTTGATATTCCTTATCTTATCAATCGTTGTACTAAAGTTCTTGGTGAAGCTCATACGAAAGAGTTTTCTCCTTGGAAATTATTATTTGAAGGTAATGCAAAACGCTTTGGTATCGATCATCAAAGATATGAAATTGTCGGTATTCAAACTCTCGATTATTTGAAACTCTTTCAAAAATTCAATTATACATATGGTCCACAAGAATCGTATTCACTCGATAATATTTCATCGGTTGTTCTTGATGAAAAGAAACTCTCTTACGAAGAACATGGTTCACTTCATAGTTTATATCTCAATGACTATCAAAAATTTATTGACTATAATATCAAAGACGTTCAACTTGTTGGTCGTATCGATGATAAAATGAAACTCATTGCTTTGGCATTGACAATGGCCTATAAAGCTGGCGTTAATTATACTGATACGTTTGGAACTACTGCAATATGGGATTCAATTATCTATCGTAAGATGACAACTAAAAATATTGTTCCACCACCATCAAAAGAAAATCTGACTAAAGTTCAGTTTCCAGGTGGTTATGTAAAAGCTCCAGTTCCTGGTCTTTACAATAATGTTGCTTCTTTCGATTTAAATTCACTATATCCTAATATCATTGTTCAATACAATATCAGCCCAGAGACATTAGTTCCTACTGATGGCTATACTGACATGAAAGATTTCTATCTTGATGGTGGTCATATGGATAATAAAAAATATAGTTGTACTGCAAATGGTACAATGTATTCAAAAGAAAAACGTGGTATTATTCCTGAAATCATCATTGATTATTATAATGAACGTAAGTCAGTAAAAAAGATTATGCTTGCGTGCGAACAAGATTACGAGAAAAACCCAACGCCTGAACTCGAAGCTGAAATTGTAAAACTCAACAATTCTCAAATGGCAACAAAGATCCTATTGAATAGTCAATATGGCGCTCTCGGCTCAAGATACTTTCGTTATTACGATGTCAATATGGCTTC